ACAAATACTTTAGCGTCTGTAGCAGAAGCTGTTAAAGCATTTAAGTTAGCTACACCGTAAGGTTCAACGCTAATAGCATCTGTAGCTACGTGAACTACTAATGCTTTAACGACACCAGAACTATGTGCTATAATAACGGTATCATTAACTCTAACACCATGACTCCCTGCAGCATAAACAGCTGGTTCGTCAATGTGATCAGTAATAGTAATTAAACCACCGTTAGTAGAAGAACCACCAGCTAATGTAGTTAAAGTACATGCATATGATAAGTGAAGTCTACCTTGTTCAGACCATACAACTTGATCAGCTTGCATTGCCTCTTCAGCACCTACCTTATCTAAGAAACCTGAAATAGTTCTCGGTCCGAAAACTTCAGCCTCTTTCTCCATTAGGTCTGGGATATATTGTTGGGCCCAGTCGTTATCTCCGCCCGTAAAATCTAGATAGTTTGTAGCTAAAGCCTGTTGGATTGCACCAGGAACGCTATTTAAACTACCACCTGCAGTAATTGCCATAATTTTTTATTTTAAAGTTATTTATTCTTTTTGATTTTAAATTTGAAATCAGAAGAATCATTGCCTAACACTCTAACTGTTGTACCACCAATAGTTTTACTACTGTGTGTACCTCTTGGGTTGACGTTAATATTTTTATCTTTAGCTACAGATGTTTTGACTGCGTCTGCTTTTCCTTGCTCATAGAAATGTTGAGCTATAGCATCAGCATTCATTGCTGTAAATAAAGACTTGTGGTAACCCGCAGCATCACTCATCTGATTTTTGTCATCCAAAAACTTTTGGATAAAATTGTTGAGGTCGCTTTGTGTATTCTTTACGTCTCCCACGTTTTTCACATTGTAACGATAAGTCTTATCTCCAACCTTATAGTCAAAACCTTTGAACTGGTTGTTAAATAGATTATCAGTTTTCTTTAGAAAAACATCTTTGTTAGCTTGTGTTAGCCTTTGGTTTTCCTCAGACTCCGCACTGTAATTATTGTAGAACTCTATAGCTTCTTGTTGATCACCCGTAAGTTTACTACCTGCTTTAATGTCCTGGTAATATTTAGACTTTTGCCCGTCTAAGTAGGCTTTCGCTTCAGCAACTTGCTCTTTTAAAGCGATTTTCTTTGATCTTATTGTACGCTCATCATCCACATCTTCATCAAACCCAAAACGATCTTCTAATAAGAAGTTTCTTTCTGATGCTGATAAGTGAGATTTTGTTGAGCGATAGTATTCATCTAAAACCTCAGAGTCATCTAGTTTATCTAGATCTCTATTTAAGGTTACGTAATCGTTTATATCTCCTCCAGTATCATCCATAAAGTCAACTAACTTTTGAATATTCTCTGGTAGAGGTTGACCAGTTTCAACAGCTTCAACTATTGCTTCAGCAACTTGCTCTTCTACTTGTTGAACTTGTTCTTCAACAGTTTCAACCTCTGTTACCTCTTCTAATACTGGTGATTCTGTTTCTTGTACTTCTCCTTGCGGCTGTACTTCTTCTTGCTCTTGTGGGGTGTCGGGGATTTCATCGCGTCCCACCACTCTTGCTGTGTCAGCTTCTGTTTCTGTAGTTTCATCTGGTATCTGTACTTTGTCTAGGTTTATCTTAATTACACTGTCATCACCTTCGCTCATAAACGTTGGTTCGTTTTCAGTGTTTTCAATTGGTTGTTCTGTAACTTGTTCAGTCACATTTTCTATTTCTTCTGCCATAATAAAATATTATATAATTAATTATCTTGGGTTAAACCTCTCTAAACCAAGGCCTCCTCCGACTATATCATTACCTGATGATTCAAATCTTTTAAGTGATTCACCCTTATTTTTTTCTTCTGCTTTTATTTTTTCACGCTGATCTAGTCTATCGTCTTTACGTTCATCTCTCCTGTTCAAAGTTTGATTCTCCATGGTATTGAGTTTCATATTGATAAACATTTCATGGTTCATTAATTCTTTCTTAACATCAGCCTCTTCTCTTAAATATTGAAGTTTCATTTGATTTTTAGCTTGCTCTAACTGCGTAGCTATTTGTGCAGCTTGTTGAGCTTTCTGCATTTCAGCTTGAGCAGCAGCTTGTTGAGCTTCTTGATTAGCTTGTGATTGAGCTTGAATATTCTCTTGCTGCATCCTCTGATCTCTCTCAAGTTTCTTTTTACGTTTTATCTTAAGAAGTTGATTAGCTAATTTAACATTTCTAATATCTCTAAGATCTATAGCATCGTCAAGATCTATCAACTGTTGAGCTAAGGCTTGCTGTATGTTATTTTCAAGTATTTGTTTTTCTTCATCGTCTGGCATTAACTCTATAAATATACCAAAGTCATATAAATGTAATTCAGACATCTCTTCTAACGTAGCAACGTTGTGAGCACCAATAGCCTGTATAAAAGCTTCTCTAGTTGGAGAGTACTCTATTATATCTGATATTCTAAGCGATAAAGCTTCAGCGTTTTCAGTAGTTAACAGCAGCATAGATTGAAGTATATGTCTAGTCGCAGTGTTAGAATTTGCAGCAGCTAATTTCTGTATACCAACCAAAGCATTCTTGTCTGGTGTTGAAGCATCTCTAGATTCATTTAATCCGGTGACATCACGAATCATCTGTAGATAGTAATTATAAGTTTGGATTAAACTCTGTAGTTTATTACCACCCGCTCCGTTTTGTATTTGCTGAATAGGTATTTTACCAGGGTTCTGATCTCCTTCGGAGGTAAATGATCTACCTATAACCGAACCAGTTTGGAAGAACATATTTAAAGCCTCTTGCGGTGAATAATTAGTTCCATTACCAAGATCAATCTCTGCCAAACCGTCAGCATCCATATAAACACCGTCAGGCACCATGCGAGATAATACTTGCTGTAGCTTTAAGTGGGTTAACTGAATCATATCAGCGAAACCAGTGATTCTACTGACTATAGACTCTATCTTACCTTTATACATTCTAGGCGCTACAATACTATAATTAGTCCTGACTTTAGAAAAGTTCGACTTAGTTCTCAGCATGTTCTGAGCCATCTCCCACTTAAGTAGTCTGTCAGTACCAAGAATTAGTACTCCTTCGTAAAGACATTCAACTACCCTTTCTAGTTTAGAGAAATTACCCTCCATATCAGCTGGTGGATTGAATGTGTCATCTTTCTCTATAACTCTTTCCGCACCGCTACCAGTTTCCTTTACTTTATAAGTATTATTCTTATGTGTTTTAAAGTTGAAATATAACACGTCAACTTTGTTATTATCTTTACTATTATAGTTTCTGTTATGACCTTGATAACTTCTCATAGAGCTTCTTGGCCCACTAACAATGTCCTTAATATCAGATTCAGTTAACTCAGGGAATTGTTTTACTAATTCGTTTAAAGGTATCTCTTTAACTTCACCAACGTAGTATATGTCATCAAAGTAAGGTGATTCAGTATAAGAGTAAACTAAGTTAGCTGGATCTACGTATTCGACCTTAGCACCTTCACTCCAGTCGAACGTTGTTTTAGTAGCACCAATACCTATAGTAGTTAAATCGTAAAGAGCTCTTCTTTTAATTAGATCAAATCTACTACCATCTAATAAAACATTTATAGCTTGTTCTTCAGCTAATTCAACAGCTTGTTTATAATCTAACTGCATATGCAATGCTAACTCTTCTTCTGTATCAGGTAGTTTTTCTGGATCATTCTCGTATAGATCCATATTTAAACCTTGCTTAGCAGCGTCATTAAATTCTTTAGCTCTAATATCCCTAAGCATAGATTCCATGTACTCAGTCCTCTTACTTACACCATATGAATCTTGAGAATAAGCTTTGACTTCGTAAGCTCTTTGAGCCATACCGTTAACAACAATGTCAACAAACTTAGGTACAATTGGTACAGGTTTCCAATCTAGATTTAAGTAGCTTAAGTCACCATTTATAGATAACTCATCTTTGTATTTTTGTATAGGTTGTTCTCCTCTAGCATACAACCTTAAACTATGAAAGTTACTTTGTTGTTTGTAGTATCTATGATTGTTACCAGAAAACCATTCGTGTTCTATAGCTCTAGCTACCTTCAATCCATATTCCTTAGTCATCTTTTCTAGATCACTAACTGCTTGTGAAGGAAAATTACTTATCGCAGACTCTGCCATAATTTACTTTTTTATTATTGTTGAATTAAAACCTGTATTTTTATATCTGGATATTGTAAGGTTAACTGGTTGTTTTTTATGCTCTGGATTTGGTCTATATAAATGTCTATTGCAAGCCATGATAGCTAAACCGGTACTGATAGAGGCATCATGCTTTGTTCTCTTTGTTATGTCAAATCTACTCCAATCGTTTAATGTCTCATTAAAATACATAGTACCATAAGTACCGTCTTGAAGTAAACCAATATGGTCGTTAATGTACATTTCAATTGCAGCAGCGTGAGCTTGTTTTATATCCTCGCTAGAGTTTGGTATACCACCTACTTCTCTTTCAGCCACAGATAATTTATTCCAAACCTTGTCAGGTCTGTTCATACTGAAACCTCTATAACCTCTTCGCCGTAAATAATACAATAGACGAGGTTTATTATTCTCTGCGAGTATAGGCATCCCGTAAAATACTAACGCCATCAGAACGTCCTCAAAGAATATCTCCGCAGATTGTGGTCTAGCTATATACTCTAGGAAAAACGTATTAGCTGGAGCGTCTTCCATACTGAACTTACTAAGCCCATGTAGAGCACCTTTAGATCCTTTACCATCTACAGTACCTGATATGTCGTAACTATCACATCCAAAAGCTCCCATGTGCTCGTTTCCTGGATACTTAATGCCATTCTTTATTATTACATTATTTTGTAAATTCCTACCCGGTACCCAGCTAACTTTAAATCTACCCTTTGGATCTGGGTTGAAAACTACTTGTGTATCTTTAACTCCATTAACCCACTGAAAGTTGCCAGTGGTTAATACTGAGGAATTTCTATTACCTTCGTTGTAATCGATCTGCTCATATATCTTAACTAGATTAAATAAAGAGTTTTTCGTTTCATCTCTAAATGCGTGTTCTTCTGATCTAGGAAATTGTCTGTAAAATTCGTTTAAAGCATCTTGATCTCCTTTTAATCCATCTACCTCATTTTCCCAGTAATCAACAACACCTATATCTATTAATGCACCATGTGGTCCTCGCCTGTCATCACTTGGTGTATCAAATACTGGAAGTCCGTACTCGTCAATAAATCCTTCATAGTTCCATTCCATTGGGACAAACAAAGAATATAAACCAGACTTCGTCTGACCATTTCTATTTCGCTTGGAAACATCTGAATCATAAAACAATTTTTTAAAGTTATCACCACCTTTGTCTAAAGCGTTAGATGTTGAACCCATCATACACTTACCTACTATTCTACCACCTAACCTTAAACAAGTTTTAGTAACTCGCCAGTTGTTTAGAATATTATCTGGCCTCTCCCATTTACCACTCTCATCATGAACTAGTAAAGAAAGTTTTTCACCATCGTAACTGTTATCACCAGTATTTTTCCAGTCAATAGTTGTATCAAGACCTTGCATGTCATCTTGCTCCTCATGCACTCCCATTTTTCTACGGGTGAACTTTTTAGCTGGCACACGGTAAGCTAGCTCTGACTTCGGGCGATCCATACCATCTTGTATAGGCTTAAAGAAAAACGGATAGTTAATACTTATAGGTACTATCTTATCCGTAAACATTTTCTTAGCATCCGCACCACTTTTAGACAACACTCCAAATCTACTATCACCTGCAAGAGTAGCTAAGTTAACGGTTTCAGCTGAACTCATAAACGAGAAACCAGAACGTCTATTCTTAAGGTAGCACATCCCGTAACATCTCTGATCAGCTTTACACGCTTCCCAAAATATAAAAAATAATCTATTTGCTTCTCTGAAATCTGGGGCACCAACATCAATTTTACTCCATTGCAAATACATGTAGTAACTACCAGGGATATATGTTGGAGTACCATTATTCATAAACCAAAAACCGTTCTCTCTTCTGTCGAATTCTTGATCTATGTAACCATAATGGGATTGTTTAAATTCCTCGGGGTAATTAACCCAATCAAACCTAGTTTTAATCTTTTTAAAAACCTCGGGCGTTTCAAACTTTCTCCACTTCTGCTCACTCTTTTTTTTGGAACAACTAAATACATCTTTAGGTACTTTAGGCAAAGCTATCTTTAAACCCTGTATATCCAATATCTCACCTATCTGACCAGACTTAGATATAACAATTACATCTCCCTCTTTATCATAACCATATTTCCACTTCTTACCTTTATTAAGTCTATTAATAGTGGTTAGTTTAACAGGTTCGATTACTTTATATAATGATTGCTCGTACATTACTTACTTCTTCCTTCAGCAAATCCTTGAAACTTAGGTTTACTATCTTTAGGTTTATCTAAATCATCTAATATTCTCTCTTCTTCTTCGATCCTAGTTAAAATCTCAAAAGCGTCGAATATAGCTAGCTTTTTAGTAGCCGCAGCATTCTTTAGTCTATCAGCAGATATATCATCGTCAGAATCTACAATAGGTTCTTTAGCTACTTTAATTAACTCTTCTACTGCTCTCCGCCCAGCTTGGATTATACTCTTCTTCGTCTCCTTGGTATTCATATTCAATTGTAATAAAATTATTCATAACTCTATATAATCTCTCCCCATCTACGATAAATTCAAATTCGCTACTTGGTCTAAATCCAACTAGTTGAGTCGGAAGAAAACTCCCGTCAGAGTATTTTACTACTCCAATAAGAGGTCTTTCCGGTGTGAGACTATATTTATCTTGAGATTTTATGGGCTTAACGAATGTATACCCAGGCATAGCGTTCCAGTTGCCATCAGTTTTACACATGAATATTTGATCTTGAGACACTAGGTATTCGTCTTCATTTAAGAAGCTTCTACTATTTTTCTCACGACCTTTAACATCATGCCATCTTCTAAAAACATTATGATGTACTACAACTTCGCTACCCTCGACTAAACCCATAGGATTGTATATAGGCGTAGAATTTATAATACCAACTCTATTAATATACTGGTGGTTGAATATCTCAGTGTTCAATATGAGATCTACGTCACCTATTTTTGTAGAGTTGTTATATCTATCACCACTAGGTTTAACTATAAAATCAGATACAGGTCTCATTAGTAATTGAGATCGTATTCAACTGATATAGCCATGTTCTTATTGAAATCCTTCCAAGGGATAACAACATCCTTCTTCCTAATATAAATAGAGTACTTCTGCTCTTCCTCTAATATATCACATATCGTATGACCACCATAGACATCTTGACCAACTGAGTAATGCATGGCATCATTCTTGTAGTCTTTACCTACAGTGATCTTTCTAATTACGTGGTTGTCCATTCTCAGCAGGATAGTTAATAGTACCATCTGCTAAGTTTATATCGAAGGTACCGTATTTTTTACTAAACTCACTTTGAGCTTCTGCTATCTGTTTCTGTATGCTAGCGTGTTTGTGTACTAGCTCATGTTTCTGAGTTTCTACAGCTCCTATCTTAAATTGAATAGCATTATTTTGATCTACTATTCCTTGTAAGTTTTTCAACTCTTCCTCAGTAATTTTTTCTGCTTTAGGCTTTAAATCGATTACCTTTTCTTTTGTTGCTTCCATAATAAAATTTAATTTACTTTTTTGTTTTTTCTAGTGAACGTCCTCCGAAGTAGGCTCCTATCACTGTGATTAATACTAATTGTAACAGGTCAGTCCACTTTTGTTCTACTTCAAAAGCTATAACACCAGCATCAATAAATATCATTAATACTGTTGATACAACTAGAAACATAAGAACTAGTGGTCTAACATTTTTAGATAACCAAGAGTCAGACTTCATATCAGCCTCCCATCTATTGGTTACTTGCTTTTGTAATTCTAACTCGTGGTTAGATATTAATTCCTTTATTTTTTGTTCAGCAGCTAGCTTTTCTTCTTTAGTGGTGGTTAAGCTATCTATAACTCCACCAACGTCTTTTATTAGTTTACCAGCACCACCTGAAAGTACTTTTTGAAGTATACCCATTATTCATTATCTCTAGCCTTCTTCTCCCAAGGGAAGTTCATACTACCCTCTTCGCTCCACTTACCATTATACTTTATCTTACCGTTTTTT